GGGGTGGTCGGGCCTGCGCGCTGCGGCTGATGCGGAGATTGAGATCAGCCGACTGAACGATGAGCGCATTGCCACCATTACGAAGCAGAAGGACGGGTCAGATGGGCGCGTGTTCCCCTTCCGGCTCGGGGTGGTAGAGATCGGCACCGATGAAGAGGGCGGGGTGATCGATAGCTGCATCGTACAGCACGAGGAGCGCGCGCCAGGACGGGCGCAACGGGCGCCCAAAGGCAAGATCGAACGCGCGGTGTGGAAAGCCGCGCACGACGCTGCTGAATTATGTGGTGAGGTTTCGGTAGGGGAACTCATCACGTTGGCGGCGCGGGAAATGACGCACGATCCTGCCGCCGCTCGTGATCGGCGCCGTGAACTCGCAACGCGGGCTATTGGAGCACTCAGAGACGGGGGGTTCCTGCAGGTAGAGGACGGTAGGGTAATCCTGCCGGCGAGGCAATGAACGAGCACTACAGACACTCTGGGGTGTACGGGCTTCGCGATCCGCGCACCGGAACCATTCGATATGTTGGATCCAGCTTGGACATCTGGAATAGGTATTCCGGCCATCTCCGCCCCTCGCCGGGAAAGAAAGGCGCGTGGATCAAAGAACTCAAAACTTTGGGACTGACGCCCGACCTGGTAATCATTGAGGATATGCCGGCCATTCGGGACACACTACACGTGATCGGACCGAGGTTTTGCAAGACCACCTGGAACCGCTACTGCGTGCTTAAGAACGCAATACGTAATGCGGAGGAAACGCACATTAGCGCGCAGTTTTTAGCAGGTGGGTGCGATTTGAATGGCTGGCGGGAAATACTTAGGGCAAATAAAAGGCGCATCAACACGCGATTTTTAGCGGGCGAATGCGATCAGAGTGGTTGGTGGACACTAACCCACAACACCACTAGTGGTACCACTATGGTGTTTAGTGGTACCACCCACACCACTTGTGTCTAGGGACAAGTGGTGTTGTGGTATGGGAGAGTGGTACCACAACTGCAAAATAGTTACGAGTTGGTAATTTTTAGCATGTTTGGGGAACTGGTATGAAAACGCGAGTTGTGGTGGTGAACGAGGCGGGCCGTAGGATTGGGGAGTCGCATCCGCGGGCGCGGCTCACGGACCACGAGATCGATCTGATTCGCGAACTGCACGAAGAGGGTCTTGGGTACAAGAAGATCGCCGTCAAGTTCGAGACTTCGCCGGGGCACGTTCGCAGCATCGTGAAGTGTACCAAACGGGCGCAGATTGCTGATCGGGCAAAGCGCATTCCGGCAGGGGTGCCCTGAACACCGAGAGCAACGCGCAACATCCTGCAATATGGAGCTTAAAGGAAAGCGCGAACTATTTTGCCGTGAGTATCTCGCCAAGAATCTGCACGGCACCAACGCAGCGCTTGCGGCCGGCTACTCGTTGGGCAGCGCTCGCACGCACGCTTCGCAGCTTCTAGCGCAAGCTGACATTCAAGAGCGCATCGCCGATCTCGCTGCAGAGCGCAACGAGGAACTGAAGATCGAGGCGCGCGAGGTGCTGGTCGAACTGCGCCGCCTTGCGATGGCCGACCCCGCCGCACTCATCGATGAGAACGAAGTACCGCACAAGCTGAATGACATCCCGATCGATTTGCGGCGCACGATCGCGTCGGTCGAGATCGAGGAACTGTTCGAAGGTCGCGGCGAAGCGCGTGAGCACGTTGGCCGACTTCACAAGATCAAATTCTGGAATAAGAACCAGGCGCTAGACAGCCTGGCCCGGCATCTCGCGCTCTTCAAGGATTCACTCGGTGACGGTTTGACCGATCTCGCAAAGGCGATCACAGAAGCGCGCTCCCGTGGCTCGCTTGTCTAAGGAGAATCAACTCCTCGCCGAAGACATGGCGGGGTTCTATGCAGACCCGCTCGGGTTTGTGATGTACGCCTATCCGTGGGCGAGCGATCCCGCGTTGCAGCTCGTCGTGCTCCCCGAACCCTGGCGGTCGATCTACGGGTGCGAACACGGGCCGGATCAGTGGGCGTGCGAGTTTCTCGACAATCTCGGGCGCCAGGTAAGCGAGCGCGGCTTCGATGGCGTTCATGCGGTCGATCCAATTCGTGAGGCCGTAGCGAGCGGGCATGGCATCGGCAAGAGTGCGCTCGTCGCGTGGATAGTCGACTGGATCATGTCCACCCGGCCGTATGCGCAAGGCACGGTAACAGCGAACACGGCCGAGCAGCTCTCATCGAAGACCTGGGCGCAGATCGCGAAGTGGACAAAGAAGTGCATCACGTCGCACTGGTTTGAGATCACGACGGGCCGCGGCGCGATGAAGATGACGCACGTCGAACACCCGGAGTCGTGGTTCTGCACCGCGCAGACCTGTCGCGAGGAGAATAGCGAAGCGTTCGCCGGTCAGCACGCAGCGAATTCCACTTCGTTCTACATCTTCGATGAGGCATCGACCGTCCCTGAATCAATTCACGAGGTGAGCGAGGGCGGGTTGACCGACGGCGAGCCGATGAAGTTTGCGTTTGGCAATCCGACTCGCAACACCGGATGGTTCAAGGACTGCTTCGGATCTCTTCGCCATCGGTGGGGCACGCCGCGCCAGATCGACAGTCGCAGCGTGCAGATCACCAACAAGAAAGAGATTCAGAACTGGATCGACGACTACGGCATCGATTCTGACTTCGTGAAGATTCGCGTTCGCGGCATGTTCCCCGCGATGAGTGCGAAGCAGTTCATCAGCGTGGCCGATGTCGATGCTGCTCTCGACCGGCAGTTGCGCAAAGAGCAATACGTCTGGGCGCCGAAGATCATCGCTGTTGAGCCCGCGTGGGAGGGCGATGACGAATTCATCATCGGGATGCGCCAAGGGCTGCACTTTCAAATACTGCGCGCGATCCCGAAGAACGACAACGATGTGCAGATGGCGAATCTTGTTGCGCAGCTCGAAGACGAACACCAGGCCGACGCCGTGTTCATTGACGCCGGGTACGGCACGGGCATCTACAGCGTCGGCAAGACGCTCGGGCGCCATTGGCTACTCGTGTGGTTCGGCGGCGAGGCCGTTGACAAGGGTTGCCTCAACAAGCGCTCTGAGATGTGGCGGCAGTCGCGCGACTGGTTGAAGGAGGGCGGCGCTATTCCGAACGATCAGGTGCTCTATCGCGACGCGATAGCCCCCGAGACTGTGCCGCGCCTGGATGGCAAGCTGCAGCTCGAAGCGAAGAAGGACATGAAGCGCCGCGGGTTGCCATCACCGAATCGCTGGGACTCGCTCGCGATCACGTTCGCGTATCCGGTGATTGCCGACAAGTTGAAGCATCCCGCCCGGCAACGCGGCGCCCCCGGCCACGACCCATACCGGGCGGGTGCCCTTAACGTGGCAAGTCGCGGGCATGATCCCTACGGTCGAAGATGAGGGAAGGTCTTTACCGTGTGCGAACCGGCAACAGTCGCCTATGGCGCGATGGCAGTAGCGGCGCTGTTCGGCGCGAATCAATCCAAGAAGGCGGCCGACGCGGCGCGGGGCAATCAACCGCAATTGCCGACCGCGCCCCCACAGGAAGCGAAAGCGCCTGACACAGGCGCCATTCGCCGCGCCGCGGCTGCGCGAGTCGGCGCTGGCTCGGCATCGAGCACTCTGCTCACCGGTCCCGGTGGCGTAGCGCCCTCGGCGTTGTCGCTCGGCTACAACACGTTGCTCGGATCGTAGGCCGGTGGATAACCGACCGCTGCGGCAGCGCAAGCTCGCGCGTTGGGGTGCGCTCAAGCTAGAGCGCTCTACCTGGGATACTCGCTGGCGCGAGATCAGCGAGGTGCTGCTGCCCTTCTCGGGGCGCTTCACGAGCACCGACCGCAATCGCGGCGACAAGTCGTTCAACTCCATTCTCGATTCGACCGCGACGCGCGCGAACGAGATCCTTTCTGCCGGCTTGATGGCCGGCATGACATCGCCCGCCCGTCCCTGGTTCCGCCTCGCTGTAACGGACGAGGACGCGATGGAGAACGGCAGCGTGAAGATGTGGCTGAACGATCTAACGCAGTTGATGCGCAACATCTTCGCGCGCTCCAATACCTACCGCGCGCTGCATTCCATCTACGAGGAACTCGGCGGCTTTGCCACTGCCGCGGACATCATAGACGACAACTTCGATAAAGTGCTTTGGCACACGCCGCTCACGATCGGCGAATTCGCGCTCGGCGCCGACAAGCTGGGCCGGGTGAACACGCTTTATCGCGAGTTCGAGATGACGGTCGCGAACATCGTCGAGGAGTTTGGCAACGTCAATCCGAAGTCAGGCTCGATCGACTGGTCGAACATGAGCGTCACCGTCAAGAATATGTGGGACTCGTGCCGCTATGACTCGTGGATACCCGTCCTGCATGGGATAGAGCCGCGGGCGTTCGCCGACCGCGAATACGGCAAGACCGATCAGAAGAACATGCCCTTCGCCTCGTGCTACTTCGAGTTAAACGGGAACGAAGACAAGACGCTGCGCGAGTCAGGGTACAAGGAGTTTCCCGGGATCGGGGTGCGCTGGCACACGCGCGGCCGCGACATCTACGGGAACGGCCCGTCGATGCGGGGGCTAGGCGACATCAAGCAGTTGCAGCACGAGCAACTCAGGAAGGGCCAGGCGATCGACTACATGACGCTGCCGCCCATAGGAATACCGGGCGAGCTGGCCGGTCGCGAGGTGGACGCACTGCCTGGCGGTGTGACCGCGCTCGGGATGGCCGGGCCGGGGAGCAAGATTCAGAACCTCTTCGACATCAAGCTCGATCTCTCGCATCTTCTTGCCGACATCAGCGACGTGCGGCAGCGCATCATGCAGGCGTTCTTCGCCGATCTGTTCCTGATGATTACGCAGATGCCCGGCATCCAGCCGCGCAACGTGGCGGAGATCGCCGAGCGCCACGAGGAGAAGCTGCTCATGCTCGGGCCAGTGCTCGAGCGCCTGCACGATGAGCTGCTCTCGCGCCTGATTGACATCGCGTTCGTCAAGATCATCGATGCGGACCTGTTGCCGCCCCCGCCGCAAGAACTGCAGGGAATGGAACTCAAGGTCGAGTTCGTGTCGATGCTCGCGCAGGCGCAGCGCGCCGTGGGCCTGGGGTCGGTTGACCGCTTGCTTGGCACGGTCGCGCTCGTCGCGCAGGGTTCAGGTGACATGAGCGTGTGGGACAAGATCGACAAAGACCAGGTGATCGACAAGTACAGCGACATGCTGGCGATCGACCCGAGCATGATTGTTACGGACGAGAGAATCGTATTCATTCGTCAGCAGCGCGCGGAGCAAGTGAAGGCGGCGCAGATGGCGGAGGCCGCTCCGGGCCTTGCGCAGGCCGCGAAGAACCTGTCCGAGACGAACACACAGGACAAGAACGCACTCACCGATCTCACGAGACAGTTCTCGGGGTACACGTAATGGCGGTTATCGCGAAGAGCGTCGCTGCGGCGGAGTGCGCCTATGTCGCCAGTTGGCTAGGGCTGGGCATCGGGGACACGGGCGAGCCCGTGCAATTCGGCGGGGCACCAGATCGCAGCGTCCACGTATTCGGAAACTTCTCAGGCGTTGCGAGCATCGTCATTCAAGGATCGAACGACGGGCTGAACTGGTTCACGCTCACCAACCCGCTAGGCGGG